AGGGTAAAATCTATACAAAAGGCACAAAACCAGCTAGCTATAAACGCAGGATGTTAAGAAAAGGGTATTGGGCAGTATAAATAACAAATCACCCATTTTGAAATAAGCAGGGGTATGTAAAAGAACATAGATATATCATGGAAAAGGCGCTTGGCAGATATCTTGAGGTAAGTGAAATAGTGCATCATGTAAATTGTATAAAAACAGACAACAGAATTAGCAACTTAAAACTGCTTAGCAGTAATGCTGAACATAGGGCTTTGCATAAAAAAAATGCTAATGCCTAAAATTCACATCGCTAAGTACGAGCCAAACCGTTTAGGTGGTGGCTGGACTTGGGCGCGAGAGTTTGCCAAAGGCATCGGCGGCAGGTTAGGGAGCTATGAAGAGAGCCAAGTCTATGTCATTCCTAGCCCTTCTATGGTGGAACGCGAAGAAGTAAATCGAGCGAAGGCTGACGGCAAGTTTATTATCTTACGGCTCGATAACATTATTCGTAACTCTCGCAACCGCAATACTGGCATGAGCCGCATGAAGGACTTTGCACTTATGGCTGATGTGGTAGTGTATCAAAGCGAGTTCGCTAAAGACTTACTTGCTGGCTGGGTTGTACCGAAACAGTGGGCGGTAATACATAACGGTTGCGACTTATCTATCTTCAACGACAGTAATCGGCACGAGTCGCCAGTCCAGAGATTTCTCTACTCGCGTTTCAATCGCGATGAAACAAAGAATTGGGAAATGGCTCGGTATATTTATGAGCGAGAGTATCGCTTAGAACAAGACTCGCTCCTAACTATTATCGGACAGTTCTCTGATGAGCTACGGGAGTATAACTTTGACTTCTATCGCAATGAGAAGTTTCAATACTTGGGCGTAGTGCAAGATCCTCGCGCGCTCGCGGATATTTATAAGAACACCGACCAGCTTATTTATACGTATTTTAATGACGCTTGCTCTAATACCCTTATCGAAGCTCTATGTTGTGGCTGTGAGATACTCGATCCGTATAATATGGCGAACACTGGCGGCTCGTATGAGATTATGCAGATGTTTGATGAGCATGGCGCACATTACTTTGATAGCAATAGAATGGTAAAAGAATATCTGGAGATGTTAGCATGAGTAGTTCGTACCGAGAGAGCTTAAATACCTGGCTAAGAGAGCATGAAGTAAAAGCTGGAACAGTCTATGACGTTGGCGGATCACAAGAGCAATTAGAACGCCGCGTAAAGAGCTGGGAAGTAAGCGAGTATGTAATCTTTGACTTGCCTAGTCCGCATAAGGGAAAGAAGCCTGATGTGGCAGTAGATATAAACTTGCACGCTCCAATCTTAGATGGCTATAAAGGCATGGCTGATGCGGTGTATTGCTTAGAAGTATTTGAGTATGTATATGATCCTGTGCGGGCGATGAAAAACCTCGCGAGCATTCTTAAGCCAACAGGCAGGATCTTCGCCAGCTTTCCCTTTTACTACCCAGTCCATCAGCCTATCGAGCAGGACTACTTGCGCTATACGCTTGCTGGTATTAAGAAATATGCCGAGCTTGCACACTTAAAAGTTGTGAATGTTACGCAGCGCAAACCTGATAGCTATGGGCTTTTACATTTTAATAGCGTGGAACGCTTGCGTGGCGCGAAAGAGTATGACCATAATACACTTGGATATATTTGCACCTTTACTAAGTAACTATGATGGATATATACTTAATTTATGAAAGAAAGAAAATGCGAGGTTTGTGGTAGCATGTTCTTAAAATATACTGGCAAGACATGCTCGAGTCAGTGCTTCTCTGAGATTATGAGAAAGCACTCTACTGGCGTTAAAAAAACCCCAGAGACACTAGAAAAGCTTAAAAATGCTCTACCAAGAGGCGCTAAGCACCACGCATGGAAAGGTGGCAAAACCGTCAATGATCGGGGATATGTTTTAGTTAAAGAGCAAGACAGTAAAAAGTATGTTAGAGAGCATAGAGTGATAGTAGAGCGCGCACTTGGCAGAAAGTTAAGTAGCTCAGAGCATATACATCATATAGATGGTGATAAGAAAAATAACAAACTTGATAATCTAATGGTGGTGAGTAGAGAGCAGCACATGGCTATCCATAAGAAACCAGTCAATCAAAAAACAACCGCAAAAAACGGTACATGGTTTATAGTCGAATGTAATAACTGCAAAAAAATATTTGAAGTGCCTGGTTTTCAGTTTCGCGCAGGGCATGGCAAGTATTGCTCGCGTAAGTGTATAGTGGAGTTCGCAAAGTGAAATATATATTTATTGACTTAGGTGCTTATGACGGCGACTCAATTCAATACTTTCTTACTAAGGCTCAAGACTTACCAGCGCCCGCCAGCAAGTTTGCTATATACGCCTTCGAGCCAAACCCGAAGTTTTTTATGAAGCTCAACGAGCTGATGGACACCACACCGCAGATAAAACAGATAAGCAATCAGGCAGCATGGATTGAGGACGGTGAAATGGAGTTTGCAGTAGATCAGGCTGCTGATCCTATGGGGTCTACACTTATGAAGGGGAAGCAAGAAATTTGGGGTAAGAGTAAAATACAAACCATGCAGACTTTTGATTTTACTGAATGGGTGCAGCAATTCGAGAAGCAGTATGTGATTGTGAAGTCAGATACTGAAGGCGCAGAGTTTCCAATTTTTAATAAAATGCTAAATGACAAAACCATTGGCGTAATCAACGAGCTGTGGTGCGAATTTCACCCGAATAAAGTCCGCGAGTATACTACGACTGATAAAAATGAGCTTATGGCAGCCATACGTGGCGCAGGCGTAAAACTCGTGGAGTGGCACTAATGATAAAAATACTTGCTGTAACCGATAAAGAGAATACCGCGATAGATCGGCTCGCTACTGGCGTAGCTCCATACATGAATGGTTACGATTACAAAGTGATAGCTATTCACCCGAAGCGCCCAAGCCAAGAGGACATCGCAATCTTTGTGCAATTAGCTTCGCAAGCAGATATTATTGACTATCATTATTTTAGAACTGCAGAGATGTTACGCACTCACTTGCCAGAGCTGAAGGACAAGCCAAGCATTCTACGGCACTTCAATCCGTATTCTATCGAAGGAGATTGGAGTGGGTACGATTATATCGTAGCGTGCAATAAGAGTATTGAAGCGGATTTGAAGCGTGGCTATAAGAATGTTTTGTTTCACCCAATCACTCGCAATCCTAAAAACTATACATTCCGAGAAGAAGCTACGAGCCACGATACTGTTCTCATGGTAGCAAACCGCATAGAAGCCAAGAAGGGCATTCTCGAAGTAGCGCAAGCGTGCCAAGAACTGAATGTGAGCTTTCACTTAGTTGGAAACATATCTGATCCAGCTTACTTTGCTCAAGTTGCAGCGTGCCGCACAACTACCTTCTCTCAAGATATATCTGACGAGGCGCTTGCTAAGGCGTATTCAGAAGCTACGCTGCACGTATGCAATAGCCAGGACAACTTCGAGAGCGGCACAATGCCAATCTTAGAAGCTATGTTCTCGGGCGTGCCTGTTCTCTCGCGCAATGTTGGACACGTACCAGATTTATACAATGGCGAAAATCTTATTCTTAATCCGAATGAAAAAGAAGATGTGGACGCACTCGCCAAGCTTATATTTAAGGCGCTTGCAGATAAGAAAGCCCTGCATGATATCGCTCAAAAGGCATGGCAAACCGTAAAGAGCTATACTGACCAGCGCAGGGCTTGGCTTTACAAGAAACTGTATCGACAAATGCAGTCAGAAGAAACTCCTGTGAGTGTAATTGTGCCTACTGCTTCGGATCCGCGCACGCTTCTCGCTTGCCTGGTAGCAATAGAAAACCAGACGTATAAGAATATAGAGATTATTGTAGCTGATGACGGCAATGAGCCAGATATTAAAAAGCTTGTAGATGAATTCAGGGGAATGACGGCGAAGCCTGTCGTATACCTGAATAGCTTTGGAGATGACTATGGACTCGCCCGCGCCCGCAATCTGGGCATTATTGAAGCGACTGGAGATATATTGGTGTTCGATGACCAGCGCCAAGTTATGCACGTTGAAGCAATAGCCGAGTTTGTCGCTCACGCTGCACCGAAGCAATGGTTGTATGGCAATAAGGGCGGCAAGAAAGACTTCGTGGAAAACTTTAGTTGTATCTATCGCGCAGAGATTATTCAGATGGGTATGTTCTCGGAGCGCTGCACACTCTACGGATCTTTATCGCAAGAGGTGAGAGCAAGAAGCAGAGCGCAAGGCTTTACGCATACGTATATTGAAACAGCTAAGGCTGACGCAGCTAAGAAGTCCAGCAATAAATATACCAAGCGCCAAGAGATTATTGAGAGCAAAGATATGCTTTATAAAATGGGGTTATAACATGAGCAAGCTACGCGTATTTGGCATACTAAATCACTTAGGCAATAACTATGAGCAGCTTAAGCTCGCTGAGAACTATGATGTTGAGTTTACCTATCTGCAAAACAATGTAAGGCGCTGGGGTCGTAATTCGCATAGGCAGCAGCCAGACCATCTGAACTGGGCAAGCTATTACGAGCCAGGCAAGTATGACGTGGCTATTCTCTCGGTAGACCAGCAATGTGTTGATCCGCAAATTGGCAAAGGGCATCTCTATCGGCATTTGAACGAAGTAATCCAGGACATTCCGAAGGTTGTGATAAATCATGGAACGCCTATGTGGGACGAGCGCTACACAGAAGATATTGTAATCAACGGCGGTGAGATACTGGACTCGAAGGGCAAGCCTCGCCACATAGACGGCATGAAGCAACTCGTGGGCGATAACTTTATGATTGTGAATAGTTACGAAAGCGTAAACCGTTGGGGGTGGGGATACCCGCTTATACATGGCATGACGCAAAATGATTGGCTCGACCTGCCTAAAGAGCCGCTTGTCGTGCTTCCCCTCTCCCCTGCTGGACTAGATAAGTATTATAATCGGCAGCTTATCTCCCACATTAAGGAAGGACTGCCAGACCGCGTAGGCTTAGAAGTGCTGCACACGAACGTAAACTATGCCGTAGTGGATTGGCAGGACTATAAGGAAACAATCGGGCGGGCGCTCGTAACTATCTTCCCCTTCAAGGACTCACCTATGCCTAGAAGCCGTACTGAAGCTATGCTCTCTGGCTCATGTGTACTATCAAGCCGTTATCATAATGCAGATGAATTTATTAAAACAGGTAAGAATGGCTTTATTATGCCCGATAATCCTTTGAGTTACATCGAAACTATAGACCAACTTGTAAATCATAATTTCCGAGAAGCAGAACTTATTGGACAAGCAGGAAAGAAAACTGCACTAGAGTACTTTACCGAAGAACGCTATCAGGCTGACTTATACGAGATCCTTACAAAAATAGCGGCAGGAGAGCGCCCAGAGTGGAGTGGTAAAAAGATATGGAGTCAGGCATGACTTTTGTAAAAAATGAGTTTACAAAGTATAAAATGATAGACGGCAAGTGGCACAAGAGCCAGTGCTTAGATTGCGGAGTTTGGAGATTATCTCATATACCAGGTAAATGCCATACTTGTACGTGGAAGAATAGAAGAAATCCAAAAATAGCTCATGGAAAGGCAATCCCACAATATAGCCAGGTACACTGGCAAATGCAAAAAAAGTATGGGAAACCAACTATATGTGAAAAATGTGGGTTTACCCACGATAATACCAGACGCTTTCACTGGGCTAATCTGAGTGGTGAATATACTCTTGACCGTTCAGATTGGCTCAGGCTATGTGTTAGCTGCCATAAGCGAATGGATAATAAGCGAAAGGGGGTGAAAGTATGAAGTCGATAGCGGCATTCACTTTCGAGCAGTTTCCACAATAAAAAGAACATTGGCTCTACAAAGATACGCATTAAAAACCTTATGAAGTACTGGCCTGAAATGCACCTATATAAATACGGTGAGAAGCCTGACGCGATGATATTCCAGAAAGTATATCGCTCGGGCGAGACATTCCGTTCGGCTGCCTATACCTTGCCTGGCGAAATGGGAGTGCCAAGTATCTTAGATATCTGCGATGCTGATTGGCTAGGCCAGGGCGCAATAACAAAGGCGTGCTTCATTACCGAAACAGCTCGCATGGTGGACGCAGTTGTAACCAGCACCGAAGCGCTCGCGGAGTTTATTCGGCAACTGACTGACAAGCCCGTACTTTGTATTCCAGACCGCTTCGTAATTGAGGACTTTCCAACAATCAAACACCACACCACCCCGCTCAAAAAAGCCGTATGGTTTGGCTATTCGCATAATGCTGAACTCTTACGTTATGCGATCCCCGCAATCGAAAGGCACAAGCTCGACTTCACGATTATAAGCAATGACGATCCGCGCTTACCGTTCGAGTATGACTTCAAGCTTTGGAATAATGCGAATGCGTATGACATTATTCAGCAGCACGACATCGCAATTCTGCCAAAAGGTACTCGCCCGCAAGACAGATTTAAGAGCAACAACCGACCAGTGCAAAGTATTCTCTGTGGCGTGCCAGTGGCAACGACTGCCGATGAAGTTGAGCGCTATGAGAGCGCTTCGGAGCGTAATAAAAGTGTGCTTCCGCTATGGCAGTTGTACCGTAAAGAGTATGATGTGCGAAAGAGCGTAGACGAATATAGGGACTTAATTGGGAGTATATTATAAAACAATGAGTAACCGAACACTTTCGCTATTTGTTCCCCTTCCCCATACCGAAAATGGCTATACCTGTAAAACCGAACATATAGCACTCCCCTACCGCACTCTACAGGTTAGAAATAAAAAAAGTGGTATATACACTGGAGTGGGGGAGTGGTACAATAAGCTCAAATGTACGAACACCCATCATGTAAGAAATGTAGCCGAAAGCTTACTGGTAAGCAGACTTCTTTTTGCTCTGAAAAGTGTTCAAAATCTTATCTCAAAGCTGAGTATCGAAAGCGTAACCGAGCCAAGCTTAACGCCTACAATTCAGAGTATCGCCGCAAACGACCAGACGTTATTGCAGAGCAGAAAAGGCGATATAGAGAACGCAAGAAGATTGCCCTTAGTATGTCAGAGCTTCCATGCAATCGTTGTGCCAGCACAGAGGATTTGCACATGCACCACGTAAGACCAAGACAGCTTAGTGGTGAAGATACGCCATCAAACATTATGATTCTTTGTGGTGAATGTCATCGTGATTGGCACTATGCGCTAGACACAGTGGTTAATAATTATTGGAAAGGGAAAATATGAGTAATCATTTTGTAGCAGAGATAAAGCGAACGAGCCAAAGAAAATCATCTTCTCTCGACAACATTTACCAACTTGTTTTAGAGACATCAGACCCGCGAATACTTGACTTTGGTAAGCTTCCGCCAGACACTACGATAAAGGTAACGATTGAAATAAATGAGTAGACAAACTTCTGAAGATATAGCCAAGCTAAAAGATGATTACGTTGAGTACTTCAAAGACGTGCCAGTTCAAAAGTATGCGGCTATGGCTATTGGGAGAGATGAAAAAACTATCATTCGTTGGCGCAACGAAGATACAGATTTTGCGAATAGAGTAGACCAGGCGCGTTCTGCTTGGGTTCGCAAAAAGGTGAATAAGACTCGAGCCGAGTTTGCCTTAGAGAGATTAGAGAAAGACATATTCAGTGAGAAAAAGATTATAGAGGGCGGCGATAACCCGATCCGTATATTGCTACAAGCCTATGGTATAGATCCAGTGAAGATTAGCGAGGGAGAGATAGATGACGGACAAAATGATGGTGCTATTTCAGAAGCACCTACTAGCGAAGCATAATCTCGTACTCTACCCGTATCAGCTTACCCTGGCGCGTAAGATATTCTCCGCACTTATTACTAACCTTCAGTTAACCATTCACGCTACCGAAGAGGATATTAAGAAGCTCAAGCCGATAGAGATACACGCTGAGTTTTCGCGGCAGTCAGGTAAGACTACAGCAGTGGTACATACCATCGAGTTTATAATGCTATTCTTCACCGAAGCTTTTAGTAGACCAATCAATATAGCTATCTTCGCACCACAGGCCGAGCAAGCTAAGACTGACTTTGACCGCTTGAAGCTTGCCCTGCGTAAGACTGAAGCCGACCTACAGACCTATGAGGGCGCTGATGCTGAACGTTATGCTAAAGAGGAGAGTAACGCTAAGACGCTTGTATTACCCAACGGCACAAGCTGCTACATCTTCCCCGTCAGTAAAACCAGCAAGCCCGAAAGTAAAACGCTGCACCTGATTATCTTCGAGGAGAGCCAGGACTTACCCGATCAGATTGTGAAAGAGCAGATACTCCCTATGCGCGCAAGTACGAATGCGCCTGTTATTTGGATTGGTACGGCTGGCACTCGGATCTGCAACTTCTATCGCTTAGGACAGGGCGCAGACGCAAACAAGCTCTATTTCGACAAGATAGCTGAACAACGCCGCACCGTATACGACCTAACAGGGGATCCGTTGCACTTAATTTATGAACAAACTATTAAGGGGGAGATAGAAAAGTACGGACTTGAGAGCGATGAGATACAGCGCCCTTACTTCGGCAAGTGGCTTATCGGTACAGGGCAATTCACTACAGCAGAGGAGCTGGACGCTATAACCAGCGACAGAGGGCGTACACATCACGAAAAGAAGCACGAATGTTATGCGGGCATAGACACCGCTAAGCACCCAGACAGCACGATTGTAACGATACTGCGCTGGAACGCTGAACTGAACGTAAAAGAACTCATCAACTGGCTAGAGCTACGCGGGGAGAACTATAAAGACCAATTCGATATTATTACGGACTTCTTAAGCCGCTACAACATTCGCGCGCTCGCGATAGACTCAACAGGACAGGGCGACTTCATGCCCGATATGTTCGAGCGTGAAACTAACTTTATGGACGAGAACAATGGACTGTATCGCATGAAGTTTTCAGCAGTAAGCAAAGACATAATGTATAAAAATCTAAAAGTAAGTATTCAGCAGTTATTGACTACGCTGCCAAAGAACAGTACAAAGGAGTCAGAGAAGTTTCGACAACAAATGTTGGATCTCCAGCAAGAGTATCGAGGACAACTCTTATCAGTACATCACCCAGATGACCCGAACGCGCACGATGATTATGCGGACAGTTGGGCGCTCGCTGAGTACGCTTATGCCAAAGAACAAGAACGGAGTATAGCCAACCTCACAGTTGTCGAAACAAGCCATGTGGAAAAATCTCATAAATCTGATTTCTTCAACGAACAGTGGGAGTAGTGATACTCCGCTATTGCAGCCAGTAGCAGAAAAGACCGTTTACTCGGCTGGCGGATATACCTCAAGCAACAATATTACTGGCGATCCTACCGATTACTCTAAATACTACAAAGGCTGGGTCTATGCGAACTTAAACGCATTGGCTTCTTCTGTTTCTAAGATGGAACTCAAGCTTTACAAAGTACGAATAATAAATGGCGAGCAAGAGTATATTGAAATCGAAAGCCATGAGGCACTTGACCGCCTAGACCGCCTGAACGCTTTTACGAGCTTTACTGACGCTGTATATAGCACACAAACATTCAAGGATATGGCGGGCGACTGCTTCTGGTACATAGATGACGCAAAGCAAAACATCTATATCTTAGAGCCAAACAAAGTAAAAGTATTATTCGATTACATCGGTGGCGGTGGCGTAAAGATAACAGGCTATCGCTACACGACAATCGTAGACGGCAAGGAGCGCGTTGAAACGTATGCGCCCGAGCAAGTCGTGCCTTTCAAGAACCCAAACCCATTAAACCCAGTACGCGGCATGGGCTTGATCCAAATGGCATTAGAAGCTATCGACACAGATATGTATGCCGAAGATTTTAATAAGCGCTTCTTCTTGAATAACGCTACACCAGACACCGTTCTCCGCACTGACCAGAAAATTAACGCAGATAATATGCGAAGGCTCGAAGCCGACCTTAAGCGTAGATTTGGTGGCACTCGTAATGCACACAAAACAATGATCCTTGAGGGCGGCTTAGATATTAAACCCTTAAATACTACCCAGCGCGATATGGAGTTCATTGAGCAGAGCAAATGGGTACGCGACAAGATGATGAGTATCTTCGGCAATACTAAAGTAAGCTTGGGGATTACTGAAGATGTAAACCGCGCTAACGCAGAAGCTTCTTTGTACGGCTGGCTGAAAGAAGTTATTAAGCCTAAAATGCAAAGCTTCGTGGATAGCCTGAATGAGTTTTACTTGCCCGCCATGACAACTGACGCGCTTATCTTTGGCTTCGAGGATCCTTACCCAGAAGATAGCGCTGAAGATATTACTGAAGCTACTGCGGGTTATGGCAAATGGCTAACTCGTAACGAAGCCCGCGAGATGTTTGACTTGCCGCCTGTAGAGGGTGGAGATGAATTCGGATCCGCGCCTTCCCCGCTTACTCCAGACCAAGAGCCAGCAAGCCCAACAGACGGACAAGCACCACCAGAAGAAGAACGCTCAATGCCAAAGGCTATTAAGAACGTGGACTTCGAGAAGCGCTTTAGGCAGCTTGGCATTCACAAGAAGCTAGAAAAGCAGAAAGCTTTACTCGCTACCACTAAGCAGATCGCAGCCGAAGCCGTAAAAGAAGCGCAAGGACTTATTGAGCATGAACACGTAGCTCCGAAGAAAGATGTGCGCTATTCAGAGTTCTTCACGAATGATGAAGTTGTGAGCTACCACAGGGCAAAGATAAATAAGATTGAGAGCGTAGAAGCCCGCTTTGCGCAGAAGCTCGATGACTATCTTACCCGCCTAGAAGAAAAGACTATGGCAGTAGTAGCACTGATTGAAGAAAAGGGCATAGCGAAGGCAAGCAATGTGCCGCTCTTTGATGTAGATGATGAGATTAGCTTTGGTATAAATCTTTTCACGCCTCTCATGGAAGAAGCTACGATGATTGGCGGCATGGCAGCGAATGCCCTTATCGGAGAGAAGCTCAACTACAAGCCTTCTGCAGAAGTACGCAAGGCAGTTCGCTCGAGCGTAAAGAAGTTTACTAAGAGCATGACAATTACAGATATTGACGCACTAACAGATAAGATCGTAAACCTGACCGCAAATGGCGCAAGTGTAAGCGATATCCGCGCTGAGGTGGCTACGTTCTTTGATGGTGCACGCGCCAAGCAAATAGATACCGTAGTTCGCACAGAAGTTCTGCGAGTAGCTAACCTCGCGACAACAGACGCTTACAAGCAATCTGACGCAGTAGTAGGCAAGCAATGGACTACGGCTGGAGATAGCGATGTATGCGAGTTCTGCTTGCAAGCTGAAAAGGATTATCAAGATGTAGCACTAGACGCAAACTTTGCAAATAAGGGCGATACGATTGAGGACGGACAGGGCAATGTTATGACGCTCGATTACTCGCACTTAGAAGCTCCACCGCTGCACGTTCGCTGCCGTTGCGATATTCTCCCTGTACTAGCTGACGAGTTTTCTAAAACCCTTGCGGGCGCACTCAAGCCTAAGAAAGCAAAAAAGATTGCTGCGGATCCAAGCACAGATGAGATCGAGAAGCTGAGACAAGAACTAGCTAACGAGCGCAAATACGCGAAAGAGCTAGAGGAACTTATCAGTGAATGAGCGCAAACTTGCCCTACTAAAAAAGCGTGCGCAGAAGCGTAGAGAACTTGAAGCTCAACAAAGCGATATAGCAGAGAAGCTTGCAGCAATTAGCGAGAAAGAAATGACCGTAGAGATCCCTGAGATACCTGCGCCCATTGTGCATAATGAGTTCGACACCAAAGAGCTTGCCGAAATAGCAAACAAAACATCAGCGCAATTAGAGGCTCTACAAAGTAAGTTAGACCCCGAGATGACTATTGCTGCCTTTGGCGAACTTAAGAGCGAGATAAGCACGCTAAAATCGGTATTTGGGCATATTGAGAAGGCACTTGAGCAAGACATATACGCCCGCTATGATTATGCGAACAGCATAGAAGAAAATGGCGTGCGCTACATCGGATATTTGAACAAAGATAGTAACTGGTTTATTCAGCGGCTCGGTAAAAGCACTGAAGGCGAAAGCTCAACATTCGCAACTGGTAAGGCTGGCACATATAAGCAAGCATGGAAGGCTCACTTGACACTCAAGTATGTTCCACGAGATAAGGCGACTATTGTATGAGCAATACAAAGTTTGATGCAGTACTTGGGCGCGTTCGAGAAGAAGATACGATAGTTCAAGAAGTTATAGGCGGCAGTAGCTCAGGCACAGGACCAATCGTAGGATCAACTGATTGGGGAACAATTACTGGCACATTAGCGGATCAGTTGGATTTACAAGCAGCTTTTGATCTGAAAGCTAACCTATCACTTTTAGCAGGTGGCACGACAGGGCAAGTACTCACAAAAGATAGCAATGCGGATCAAGACTATAGCTGGCAAACCCCAGCTTCTACGACAACTGGTTACGCCTGGGAAGATTACGAAAAGACCAGCACGTATGTCTATGTGAGCTATTTAAGCGCAGGGGGAGCGTGGTATATTTATCGAAGAACAGTAGCCACAAACCTGCGTGAGTATGCCTCGGGAGCGAATAACTACGCGGCAAACTGGGCGGGTAGAGCAGGATTAAGTTACGCATAAGGAGACAATCATGAAACCCATAAATCGCAGATACCACGACTTAGATGAACCGACTACACAACCGAGCATGACTTGGGATATGAGTAATGGTGATGAAATAGTAGTGGAAAACCTTATTACTTATGGCGAAGCAACTGACGGCAAAGAACAGCTGACAGCACTGGCACAAGCAGTCTGTGATAGCTACGAGGAGAATTTATAATGGCAGTAATTATTTCAAATGGTGCAACTAACTTATCCACAGCTGGTGGGTTTTATAGGGCGGAAAGTTACAATTTATCTACATACAGCACAACAGTGTTAGCACTGAGCACTACTAGACAAATAAATGTTACTTTTGCTAATGCTGGTAACTGCAAAGGCTTGATATTACACCTAACAGGGGCTTATACAAACAAAGATGTAACAGTTGAACTCCAAGAAAATACTGGGAGCTGGACAACTAGAGCTAGTAAAACACTAACAGTTACAGACATTACAATTGGTGGGTCAACAGGCTTGAACTGTAGTTCATATATTATACCGTTTGAGTTTGCTACTCCATATGCTGTCGATACCACTGCTAGTAAGTGGCGGTTTCAAATAACTCAAGGCACAGGGAATGCATACAACTGGTCTTTACGAACTTCTAACGGTACCGCCCCTAGCTACATCACTTGGTGCGATAACGCTGTTAGTTATGCGACTGACGATGTAATTATCGCTAAAGAAACTATAACCATTGACCAAAACTGTACATTTAAGGGGCTATTATCTACTGGGGATAGCACCAACTCTATTTGTGCGATTGCTTGTACTAGCACTACTAGAGACCCAACTGCTAACGGTATGATAGTTTGGGACGACACCCCAGCGTCAAGCTACACAATGAACATAGACGGCTATATGGTGTTATCTGCTTATGCAGGTTTTCACATTGGTAATTCAACTAATCGCATACCCTATGCACAAAAAGCAGTCGTGAATATTAAAAACGCTACTTCAGGCACTGCTACTAATACAGGCATAAGTCAGGGTGGCAACGCAAGCCAAGCCAACCATATCGGTAAGGCTAGTTTTCAGCTATACGGCGAGATACCAACAACACGAGTTACTACTCTAGCTTCAGACGCTAACTTTAACCAAAAGAACATAGTTACGACTGACTCAACTGGTTGGAGCCCTGGTGACAGGGTGGTTGTCTGTAAGGCTCAAACAGCTGGTGGTACTGCCGAAACTGCACCATTTACAATTGATACAATATCTGGCACTAATATTACATTTTTAGAAAATATACTCTCAGCTAAAAGGCTAACTGGCGGTAAAGTTTTCAGAGTTAATGGTTATGGAGTTGAGATAATAGTAGAGAATAGTACTGCCATTGCCAATTATCTGAACGGCTGTAATGGTTACACAGTTGATGGGGCATACATAACAAGAGCTGTTTTTAATTTTACTGGTGGAACAAGTGAGTGGAACGATAGTGCGGCTAACATTACTGACCTGAAAACAGTAGACAGTGCATTTGTAGGTGCTTCTATCTATGCCACAGTAAATTGGCATAATAGTAGAACAATAACCGCTGAACGCTGTCATAATTTTAAGGGTGGATTCAGTAGCACTTTTTATGGACCACCAACAGCATTAAAAACAATCAAGGATTGTATATTCTATGGGACAGGTATTGGTGGTTGGTACAAAGTCCAAAATGCCTTAGTTGAGGATAATTATGTATATAATGGTGGACCACCATTACTAAGTAGTGGTGGTCTTTACAACTCAACTTTTAGAAATAACTATTTTTGGGGTGCTCAATATATATTCCGCAACGATGGTCCATTTGCCAATATTCTGTTTGAAAATAATATCTGGGATTATACCGACCGCTCTTTCTATAATTTTAATGTAGCAACTAATGTTATTTTTAGAAACGACACATTTGGAGTTGAGCTTGCCACAAAATATATTTTTTCTAACTTTCAAAATTATTCACCAATATCGGCAGTTCTATTTGACAACTGTGTAATTAAGCCAGTTCTCAACTCACCAACCGAAAACGATGGAGAGAGTGTGGACGGCTCAAAAATGAGGTTCCAAGACTACAACCAAACCGCTAACTATGATTTTACTGCTATGACTTACGGCACGATTACTAGAACAGGCACAGGACTAGCTGACACTACCGTCCGAACGGCTGGGGGCTTTGCGATGAGGTTTGAACCGACTTATTCACCAAACTTAATGCACTGGGAACAGAACATACCAACAGGCAATATTCAGAACAAGACGATGACTGTTTCACTCTGGGTCAAGCTAAACAATTCAGCTTACTGGGCTGGCACTCACACCAAACCAACCCTAACGATTGATTACGACAACGGCACAACTATCACCTCAGTAGCTCAAGGTAATACTAACTGGCAACAGCTAGCGTGTACATTTACGCCAACAACAGGCTATGGACAGATTGAAATGAAAGTCACAGGAGCTACCGACGCTACTGGCACGGATAGATACTTCTACGTCGATGATGTGAATGTTGCCTACCCTGCTGGTGTGGCTATTGACCTTGGCAACTTGGACTTGTGGGCAGAGGGATTGCCTGTTGCACCTGCTATTGCAACTATGCCTAGCCTTGGTGGGGTATGGGACGAGCCACTATCTGCTCATACGATTGCAGGTACGATGGGCAAGATACTCGCTGACACTGAAGCCAATAGCGATGTAACTCAAGCTAAGGTAGATCAGCTTTAGAGTTCTTGACGATTCTGTTCGCAGGTTATTAGATAGCAGTATCAAAGAGGAGTCAAATCATTATGTATACAGTTAAGGCAAATATAGAGCGAGAGGGCAAAAAGATGATTGCTATCGCTTCTACAGCAGTTGAGGATCGGCATGGCGAGAAAGTTCTCGTTGAAGGCTGGGAAACAAAAAACTTTATGGCAAATCCTGTATTGCTCTGGGCGCACGATCATTCTATCCCGGCTATTGGCAATGCGAAGAATGTCCGCACTGAAGGCAAGGGCGCAGACGCTAAGATGGTATTCGAGCCAGAGTTTCACGACATCACTCCAGAAGCTCGAGCTATTAAGGCAATGTTTGATCAGGGCATCATCAACAGCTTCTCCGTAGGCTTTAAGCCCTTAGAAGCTGAAGGCAATACATTTACCAAGCAGGAACTCCTCGAAATCTCTGCAGTGAATGTACCAGCTAACCCAGAAGCTCGCATGATGGCTTATAAGTCCTTAGAGAATGCAGGTTTTGAGAAAAGCGTTATCAACAGCGTAGTTGGAGTTATTGACGCGGAAGAAGAAATGAAGCATAACGATATAGAACAGCTTACTAAGAGATTAGTAGAGCTGGAACATGAGGTGAATAGCTTGCGGGCTAAATCCTCGCCCGATGACGGCAATCCCTATGTGCGAGCAAGTGGCTTAAAAGCAATCGACAAGATAGCTGGACAGCTCCTAGCAGAAACAGAAGATAGTCGGCAGCGCACACTACTAAAAGCATTGGATCGCGTAACCGAGAAATTGCTACAAGATAATAAGAAAGGACTTTAATACATGGGTCAAATCTCAGACTTACAAGCAAAGCTTGCTGACGGCAGTATTACTGACGCAGAAAAAGCAGAGCTCGAAACTTTGAAGAAAGAAGCTGCAGACATCAGCACCAAAGAAGCTGAAGTTAAAAGCGCTGAAGATACAAAAGTAGAAGATCTTGCTGAAGCTATTGCTGCAAAGGCTTTTGGTAAATTAAGCGAAAAGCTTGATGCCGAAGTAAAAGCAGAAGCACACGTGCCAGTTATGGCTGACGTGAAAATGGGCAGCGATAAAATGATTATGGACAAGAGCTTGGGAAGCGTATCAGTAGATAAGCTTGCTGAAATCAAGCACGTAATCCCAGAACGTAAGAACGCTGGTAAGCAGTACACTGAAATCACTGGTAAGACCATTCACTTTATGAGCGCTCTTATGCACGGTGATAAAGAAAAGCTTCAGGTACTCGTAGAAGGTACTGACGCTCTAGGTGGATACCTCGTGCCAGCAGAGTTCTCGAACATGATCGTAGAAGATCTCCGAGACGCAACTGTTATGCGCCAGATCGCTAACACCATTACCACACAAAGCAACGAACTCCACTTGCCAAAACTCGATACTCGACCACAGGCACAATGGCGTAACGAAGCTGCAGTTAAGGCTACCAGCACCGCTCAATTCGCAGAGCTAGTATTCACTCCTTACTCTCTAGCTTCTATCGTACCGCTTTCGCAGGAACTTTCAGATGACGCTACTCTTGGCGTAAACGGATCTATCGTCAACTACATCGCTGGTTTGATGACACAGAGCCTTGCCGAAAAAGAAGATGCAGCATTCTGGACTGGTGATGGATCAGGTAAGCCAACTGGAGTAAACCAGTACACCGTAGGCTCACGTGCTAAAAGCGCGAACATGGCTGATGATGTAATTGAATTGTTCCATGACTTGAAGCAGGGCTATCGTGGGCGTGCAGTATGGGTTGGAAACGCTCGTACCCTCGCAACCGTTCGTCAGCTAAAAGACACCCAGAACCGATATCTCGTACAGAACTTGGGCGATAGCCCATACGGAAGCCTTCTCGGGCGACCTATGTACGAACAGAACAATCTAGGGAATGAGCTCTACTTGGGCGACTTCAACTACTACCAGATTGTAGATCGTGCTGGTATCTCGGTACGCGTATCTGATGAAGCCACTGTTGGCGGATCAAGCGCGTTCGAAAAGAACTTGGTATTCGTACGTGTAGAGAAGCGCGTTGACGCAGAACTCACACTAACCGAAGCAGTTAAGAAGATTACTGGAGTTTAATAGAAACTTTGGTAGAATAGCAGCAGACTAGCATAAGTCTAGTCGAGTGCTACGCAGAAGCGCCTTCGGGCGCTTTTGTGGTTATTGACGTATATCTTCACGAGTAGTTATATAGGGATATGGAAAGAGTACGAGTACGCCTACTCAAGGACTACAAGCAGCGCTTGGCTGGTGAAACTATAAGCGTGCCAATTACTCTCGCACGCAAGCTCTATCGCAAGGGCATCGCGTACAAAGATAAGATGATAACAAGATCGGACAACACAGCATGACAGCTCTCTCGCCAGAAGCCCTCACATCAGTAGCAGACGTAAAAGAATTGCTTGGCATTACAGGCAGTACTCAAGACAACCTTATTACTCGCAATATAAATTACGCGACTAAGATTATTCTGAATTACTGCGGCGTAACAAGCTTTAATTCTACCGCCTATGTTGAGTATTACGATGGTATCGGCGGCAATGAACTCGTGCTGCGCAATAAGCCTGTGATAGACATGACGAGCGTTGAATGGCGCGATGAGGCAGGAAACAATGCAAGCTTCGAGCTATTAGATACAGAGGACTTCTTTGTAGATGAAGAAGCGGGCATTATTAAATCTCTTATTGGGCTTGGCGGCACATATCACAACTGGAAAATAACTTACACAGCGGGCTATGCCACGATTCCCGATGATCTCGCTGAAGCGTGCGCACGCATGGCAGCATTCATGCTAGAAAACGGTACGGCTGGCACAAGTATTAAGTCGAAGCAAGAAGGACAGCGAAAAGTTGAATACTTTGATAGCTCTACTGCAAGCGGCAACTCTAGCCTTATCGAGAGTCTGGGCTTAGATGATATACTTCGCCCTTACTGCGATGTAGCAATATCAGGACTTAACTAATGGCGCTCTTTTTTGCAAGCCACGATATCACTATCAGGCGGCTGCGACCTTTTGGAGCTGCAATACAAAATTATTCAGCTACATTCACATCGTACCAGGCAGATATTCAGCCGATAGGAATTAGCCGTACGAATGACATCGGCGGGCGCATAGGCGCGCTTTATGATATGTGGGTAGACGGATCTGTACCTATCAAAGAAGGCGACCAAGTAGATGACGGCTCGGGCAAGCGTTACAGTGTGAAAGCAGTGAGCCGCTTCGAGGGATCGGGCTTATTAGAACACATACAAGTTATCTTAGAGAGCAAAAATGGCTGAGTATACCGTTCGGATCACTAACTTAGAGGAGATCCGCAGGGCGTTCCGCAAAGCGCCAGAACTCATGGTGAAACACTTGAATACGGCTATCGAAGGCTCTATCTGGCAAGTTGAGCGTACTGTTACGCTAAAAGGCTACTCGAATGAGTATTACCAAAACAGAACATATAGCCTGACGCGAAATTGGGTGAGTATGTTTCAACCTGGTAAGGGAACGCTCTATAACCGCATGGACTACGCTACGTATCTACATGAGGGAACTGGCTATATACGAGCCAGACCATTCTTAGCGGACTCATTGAAAGAAGATGGGAAACAGATTGAGAAGAACTTCGAGAACGCAGTCCAGAAGGTATTAGACGAGATTGGGCGGAACGTATGAAGTTATTGACGCATAGGTATAAATATACGATAACTGGAGTAAGGAGTATTGCATGGGCGTAATTCAGAACATCAAAAAAGAGTTGATTACGCAAATCTCTACGATTAGCACCATTAACAAAGTCTATAGCCACGAGAAGCTCAACCCTGACGGCTTCCCCTGCGCTTTTATTACATTCGCTGGATCTGATAATGAGTTCTATACGAATGCAGAAAATAAGCGCATTCATTCCTTTCGCATTCTTGCCTTAGCGCAGATCGGACAGGATCGGGATAATACGGACGCAGTTGAGCTTGCAGAGCAAACCATTGAAAACATTACTGGCGATGTACTCGATACGCTTGATAGCAATATCACGCTCGGAGATTATGCGCAGGTAGTTTACATGGAAGCCGCTATTGGCACGCCAAGCTACTATCAGTACGAAGCAGGCTGGGCGCGTGGCATTGAAATTACTGTTAAGGTGCATAGTATTTACATAGTGTAAAAGGAGTATAAAAAATATGAGTAAGCACGTTGGACGATTAGGACAACTACTAATTGCAAAAGAAAGCACACGCGGCACAGGCACAATTACAAACGGCTTTTGGATACCACGCAGCACGATTAGCTTTGATGACAAAACTGAAACAGCACGAGAGTCTGAAGGAATGGGTAAGCTTGCTGATAGCGATAGCAACTTTGTTACGCAGCGCATGGCGAGTGGAGAGTTCGAGAGTAACTTAGATGATAAGCTCGCTGGGATTATCCTTACTGGACTTCTCGGAGCTTCGCCTGTAACTACTGGCGCTAACCCTTACACGCACACATACACGCTCGCAAACTCTAACCAGCACCAGAGCCTGTCTATTTTGTATCAGGATCCTGACTATGCAGAGCTTTATAGCCTGGGCGTAATAGATAGCCTTAAAATCGTTGTTGAGCAGAATGGCATAGTAAACTTTACTGTCGGACTCTTAAGCCGCGTAGGGCGCTCGTACACGCGCCAGACAGCTACGTTCAACACGCTTGGCAATAAGTTCTTGCACCAGCACCTCGTATTCAAGCTTGCGACCAACACCGCAGGACTTGCCGCCGCTAGTGCGATTAGCTTGAAGAAGCTCGAAATCAACTTCACCAAGAACGCCGCGCATGACGTGGTACTCGGAACTGTTGAGCCAGAAGATGTACTGGCTACCAACTTCGCCGTAGAAGGATCTATCGAACTCTTGAAGCAAGACGAAACCTACCGCAACCTGATGCTTGACGGCACTTATAAGGCTATGGGTATCAGCTTTGTGCGCAGCTCGGTCAACTCTAGCCTGGCGATGGAGTTCCCGCGCGTAGACTTCACCGAATGGGAACAGGATCGTGGCCTCGACACAATCGTATCGCAGAGTATTCAGTTCAAAGCGAACTATGACGCTGCCAATGCTGCTGATATAATCAGCTCGTGCATACTGCTAAATACATACAGCGGAACTGGGTATTAGTAGCCTGTACAATACTTTTGTGTTATTATTAACACATGAGAATATGCAAAATAGAAGGCTGTGATAAAAAACTTTGGAGTTATGGCTACTGCGCACAGCATGGTCAGCGCTTCAAGTTTTATGGCGACCCATTATATCTAAAGTTTGAGCAACATGGAATGCGAAATACTCCAGAGTATAGATCATGGACTCATATGAGGGATCGCTGCTATAGAGAAACTGATAAAAGGTATAAAAATTACGGTGGGCGAGGCATATCTGTATGTGATCGCTGGCGCAAAAGTTTTACCGCTTTTTATGAAGATATGGGCAAACGCCCGACTGGTAAGCATTCGATAGATCGTATTGACAACAATGGCAATTACGAGCCTAATAACTGCCGCTGGGCTACCAAGCAAGAGCAAGCTGATAATCGTAGCAATGGCTATCGCTTTACCTATGGCGGTAAAACTCTAACTATTCGGCAATGGTCAAATGAGTCTGGTATAGCGTATGATACGCTTAGACAACGTTTGTTAAGATATAAATGGTCTATAGAAAAGGCACTTGAAAGGAGAACGATATGATAAAAATTGAAAAGCGTATCTCGCTCGATTTCTTCGGCGAGGGCTATGCTGATAGTTATGTTATCTTTCAGGCTATTCCAGTCCGAGAGTATGAGGATATTCAGGCAAAGATTGCAACCGTTCAAGAAACAAATAATAATCAAGAAGCTATGCAGTTCATGGTGGACTTACTCTCAGATAGGCTTATAAAAGGCGAGATAGCCCAAGACGGTAAGCTCGTAGAGTTTACGAAAGAGGATATGCTCGATATGCCAGGTGAGTTCTTTACTGGCGTAATGGAACGGCTCACAGGACAAGACCCAAAAGCATAGAGGACATTGAGGACGCGATATTTAATGAGCGCTCCCAAATGCCCTTAGCAATCCAGAAATACCTCTATCGCAAGCTCTTTGGCTTATCTGCACAAGAGTTAGCAGATGAGCCTGTTGATGACTTCTTTACTAACCTCAAGATATATAGTTTTATAAGTAAGAAGCAAGAAATTATGAGCAAGCACGCAGGAGGCAATTAAGTTGGCTGCAGAAGCACAAATCAAAGCAGTTATTACCGCAGATGATAGGGCAAGCCAGACCCTAGATAACTTCGGTGGGAAAATGGGCGGCATAGGCAAGCTGGGCGCGGTTGCGGCTGCTGGCATTGCTGTAGCTGGTGCTGCTGCTGTCGCCTTCGGCGTTGAGTCTACGAAAGCGTTCATGGAGTCAGAGCTGGCTATCTCACAAACAAACGCAGTGCTTAAATCTACGGGCGGCATAGCGGGCGTTACAGCAGATCAAGTCAATAAACTTTCCACCGAACTCCAAAGCAACACTCGCTACTCAGATGAGCAAGCACGTTCAGCACAGAATATGCTGCTCACATTCACAAACATTGGCAAAGACGTATTCCCAGACGCAACGCGAGCCGTAGCAGATATGGCGACAGCAATGGGTACAGACCTCACACAAACTTCTATTCAGGTGGGTAAGGCGCTGCAGGATCCAGTTCTCGGAGTAACCGCCTTGCAGCGTGTTGGTGTTCGGCTCTCTGAAAGCCAAAAAGACCTCGTAAAAGATTTAGTAGCAGTTGGGGATACTGCTGGAGCGCAGCGCGTTATCATCGCAGAGCTGACTAAAGAGTTCGGAGGATCCGCAGAAGCCGCTGGCAATACCTTCGCTGGCTCTTTGGACAAAGTAAAAAATATGTTCAACGACCTTATGGAAACAATCGGTGGCGGCATAGCAGAAAAACTTACGCCAGCAATCGCATGGGCGCAAGCTCTTATTCAGCAATGGAGTGATGGCTCTAATCCAGTACTAGAAAATATTAAGGCTGCCTTCGGTGCGCTATTCACAGGATTACAACAGTTCTGGAGCTTCCTCGTAACTACTTTTAAGCCCGTATGGGATCTGCTCGTAGCTACATTCGTGCAGAACGTATTGCCCGCCTTGAAGCAACTCTGGAATGAGATACAATTCAACCTCATGCCAACGCTACGAGAGTTCTGGGCGCAGAATAAAGATTGGCTTATACCCACGCTGCAAGCTTTAGGCTTTATTATCGGTGTAGTTGTAGTCGCTTCGCTGCTTATCTTTATAGGTATATTGCGAACGGTTATTAAAATAGTATCAGCAGTCGCCGCAGCGTTTACGGACTTCGGGCGCTGGGTTGAAAACACCTCGTATAGTGTTACAACTTCTTTTATAAATATGAAGCGAGGTATTGAGCAAGCGGTATCGGGTATTTATGACACCATAACTAAACCATTCCGCGATGCTTTCAACTGGGTAAAAGACGCAGCTAAGGGCGTGAAAGACGCAGTAGCGGGCGCATTGGATCCGAACAAGCGCCACAGTCCTTCGCTTGTCGATAAGATTACGATTGGAACGGCTGATATTAAGAAGCAATACGGTGGACTCTTTACGGATATGCAAGGCTTAAGTACGGGCTTCAAGGTTGCAGATATGGTAGCAACGCCACAGCCAACGCAAGGACAAGCACCAGCTACAATCACACGACAGCAGGAAACAGCAATTAACATTTCACTCTCGGGTATTTTCACAGGCACGCCTGGTGAAGCTCGCAAGCTTGCTGAAATGGTGGCAGCCAATCTGAAAACTATTGCTAACAGCCGCAATATTACGGTGGCAGAAATGATGGGAGTATAGCATGGCGTATGTATTAGGCGGGGTAGAAATAAGAAACCCAATATCAGTAAGTGAGAAAAAGATTGAGCGCTTTGCGCAAGTGCAAACGCTGGACGGACGTATTCATCGGGATTATTACAACTCGCTGGTTGGCACTAAGCATATCTGGACGCTAGATTTCAAGAACGCTACTGCTGCGGAGTATTCAGCTATCAAGACTATTTATGATACCTATAAAAATACTGATACCGTTCAGACGTGGGAAGTAACCGAAACAAACTTTACTGTCGCAGAAACGAATGTGCATATAGACTTAATCGAGCGTAAGTTCTCTACGCCTGGAACTGATTACCTGGCAGACTTTCAGCTTGTACTGACGGAGTCATAATGAGAGCAGTTGAGAATGCTTGGAGTGTAGAAGCATACGATAACTACCGTAATGTCAGCCAGTCCACGCAAGTCGCCTGGAAGAAGGCATACAACGCAACGTATCGCCCTTTTACTGTTGGCGTTTCTCTAATTGGCGCGGGCGATGGTATCGCTTCAGAGGGTGCTATTACTTCTGACTGGAATAATTATAGTTACACCAACGAAACGGACTATGTGGTATCGGTTGAATATGAACGCCGCTTAAATATGCCGCTCGGTGGACTCTCCACTGCACTTGCAAATGTCAGCTTAGATAATACCACTGGACGCTTTACGCCGCGCATTGCTGGCGGATCGAGCGAACTCTTTACGGCACAACTACCTCGTAGACCGATTATTATTAACGCGGGCTTTGATTACAACGGTATTAACAACCAGATACCGCAGTTTGTTGGGCTTACAACGAAAACACCCGAATACTCCCGCCGTTCGGCAGTCGTGAAACTTGAAGCAAATGATTTCATTGGCTATCTGCAAAATAAATATATTGACCAGACTTCTATGTACACCGCACAGCGTTCGGATCAGATTATTGAAACGCTGCTTACTGACTTAGGCTTTGCTACGGCGCAGTATGAGCTAGACACAGGCATAAATATTATTCCCTTCGCTATGTTCGAGAAGGGTACACGCTTCTCCGAAGCAATCCACCAAATAGCGCAAGCCGAGAATGCGCACGTGTACCAAGATGAAGAAGGCGTAATTCGTTTTGAGAATCGACAGCACTGGGATAACTTCCCCTATACAGAAGTGCAAAGAGTGCTGCCAACGAGCATGGTGATAGACGCTGAAGTTGTGGGCGAGGATCATATTATCAACGTAGTAGAAGTTGAGAGCGATGTGCGAGAGAAACAGCCCGCGCAACCTATCTGGCAACTCTCCAGCAGCATTGAAATAGCTGCAGGATCAACCGAAGAAGTATTTGTAAGCTTTGAGGATCCAATTCTTGAAGCCTATCAGCCTTCGGGTTATGTGGCAAACTCTGCAAGTAACGGCTCTGGTACGGACTTATCTGCAAGCGTAAGCATTCAAGTCTTTGACGCATTCGCCCAAGCTGCGAAGATCCGCTTTTATAATAGCTCTACTTCCACCGCATATGTTACAAGCCTTATTATCTTCGGACGACCAGCGAAGATTACAAGCCAAGTGTACTACCGAGAGCAGCGTGATCTTTCGGTTACGGCTTATGAGGAGCGCCCGATAAAGATATCTAATCCGTATATTCAGAATAAGAGCTGGGCGCAGAGTTACGCAGGGCTTATCTTGAATGATTATGCGGACGGTGAGAACTTACAAAACATTAAGATCCGAGCATTGCCTGAACTGCAGTTTGGCGATTTGGTAAGCTGGCAAGGGCGCTACTGGCGCGTGTATGGCATTCGCACAGTTGTAAGCTCCAATGAAGGCTTTGTGCAAGAGCTAAATCTCTTGCAGCGTGATCTCATCACCTACTTTAGAATTGGAATTAGCTCAATCGGCAGCGTGGATCAAATAGCACCATAAGGAGAAAACTATGCCAACAAACTTACCACAACTTGCGACAGAGCAGCTTTCAGGAATGCCAGACCAATTCAAGCGGACTGTTCTTAAGCGTGGCAGCGCTACATTGACGCTTTCTTCTGCCGTTACAAACTCAACAGGCTTTCAAGGCTCAACAAGCATAGATATAACTGACACCTATATTGCTACTACGCTTGCTGACGGATCGCCTACATTCGTATTGCCAAAAGCAGAAGTCAGCTCGATATTACTAAGCTCTGGCTCTGGGCTGCCAAGCGTTGTGCCTATGCCTTATACAAAGTTCACAACCTCGAACGCAGTAGAAGCTGCGGGTTATTTTGACATAACCTATTCTGTAAACGTAGTGCCAACAGAGCGCGTCTATGTGTACTTGAATGTCTATCTGCGCATGAGCAGCACGATGATAGCAGCGTACCAATCTGTGTATGGGATCTATTACACGATATATTCAGAAGGCTCGTATGCCTTTGATAATTGGGATTACAAAAGCTAGTTATTGACGAGAGCTAGATTTCGTACTTAAGTATAAGTATGCACAAGGCGTATACAATCACCTGCAAGAAGTGTGGCGCAAGCCGAGATATTCGATTATTCACTTCATCACAAGGGGAAGTGATAGACTGGCTCGATAATAATCCAGATCCAAACCAAGCCAAGATTGTATCAGGGCGCAAGCGCCTCGATGGATTATGGGGTTGGGAATGTATGTGCGGCAATAACGATATTCTTACTAACCAAGAACGCCGCATGATGAGCAATCCAGCAGCGCCAGATCCTAAAACAGTTATTGAAATTAGTAAGAATGTAAAAGTGCAAGCGCCCAAGTTCGCAATGGAGGGAAAGTAAATGGCATACGCAAGTTGGAGTGTAGTATTCGGAGAACAGCCTTCGGCAGCGAAGTGGAATATTCTCGGTACAAATGACGCAAGTTTTAATGATGGTACAGGAATAGGCGATAACGCTATCGCAGCTCGGAGTCTGGCTACTAATGCAATTAAACTTGGATATAGCGCACTTACCGCAGACGCGGCAAGTTCAGGCACTACAAACACAGACGTAGCTGGACTAGCTACAACCGTTACTGTTCCATCTGGGTCAAGATCGGTTTTAATTATACTCAGCGGAATAATACAGCATAATGGCACTTCCAACTCGAATATTACAATATGGGATGGTGCAGTCGGTGGTACGGCTATTGGTGGCATTCTACAATCATCTGCTACCGGTGGTCATTTATACAGTGTAGGGCTAACCATTTTACAAACTCCCAGTGCAGGATCAAAAACATATAGGGTTTCTGTACAGACTTCTACTGGTAGCACTTCACTAAGGGGAACTGCATCTCCTGCTGCTGGCACACCAGGACCATCAACCTTAACAATCTTAGCTATCTAATGAGGCAGGGCACTTACGAATCGGTTTAGCATATGGAAGTCATGCAAATTCTCTCTTACGCCACAGCCCTAGTCGCTATCTTGGCGATTGCTTCGGCTGCTCGTCAGAGAGATACTATCAATGTCTGGAAGGGAAACAGCGAAGCTCTACAGGAACAAGTCAATATCTTAAAAGAAGAAACCAAGCAGTGTGCTGCTGACCACCTCGTCTCACGGGGACAGATTGCCGAACTCAAGGGGCAACTGGCAGACTTCCGTGATCTTCCGCTAAAAGAAATACAAGAAACTCAAGCTGAAATATTGAATACCCAAAAGGAAATCGTAAAATTACTAACCAGCATAAAGGGGAATACACAATGAGCGTCACTCTTCAGCAATTTATGAACGCCTGGCAGGGGAAGAAAGTACCTAGCCGAGGCGGTATCACAGGACAATGCGTTTCACTGGTTCAGCACTGGGCAGAAGACCAGGGGATAGGTGGTACACCAGTCTTCCCAGTTCCATCGGCCTATCTTATGGCTGGTAAGCGACCAGACGCTTTTACCTGGGTAGCTAACACCCCTACAGGCGTTCCGTCACCAGGAGATATTGTAGTCTTCAGTAATAAGGTAGGTGGTGGACATGGACACACAGGAATCGTCGTATCAGCTAACACTCGTACCCTTGATGTGTTCCAGCAAAATGACCCAATGGGTTCGGGAGCGTATACTAAAAGATATACCTATGCCAATGTGCTAGGGTGGCTCAAGTTTAAACAAGCAGCTCCAGCTGCACAAGGAGATATTATGGATACTAATGCAGGGAAACAACTTTACCTTACAGGCTTACACCGCCCAGCTGAGAACGATGGAGCAGCTGCTCAGTGGAATGGCCGTAAACCAGCTGATGCCCTACAGGTACTCAGAGACACTCCAGAATGGCAGATGACTGACCGTAAAGTAAAAGACTACGATGTACTCGCTAAGCAGGTTCAGGAGCTATCAGCTCGCCCTACAAAGGCAGAACTCGAAGCTATCACCAATCAGCTAAAAGTAAGTGCTGATAAGGTTGCCGAGCTAGAAAAACAAGTTACGCAAGAACAAGCAAACGAAACCGAAGCAGAGGCTATTGTTCAGCAAGGACAAAGCTGGCTGCAGAAGCTATTAAATTGGAGGAAGAAATAATGAGTAAGACAGCAATCGAAACAATTAAATTCGTAGTTCGTATGGCGCTTTTAATACTCGTACCAGTGCTTGTAGCACAAGCTGCAGAGCTTACTGGCACATGGCAAACACTTGTAGGCGTTGCGCTTCCAGTACTCTTGCCGATTATCGACAAGTGGATTTACCTTGATGAGAGAATACCCGCTAGAGGGATTGTTCCTTTCTGATATACTAGACGCGGGCATATTAGACCGCCCACAGGCATACTAGCCAGCCCACAGATCAAGCAGAGAAGCACCGTTATTTTATGCGGTGCTTTTTTGTTGGGTTGATCTGCGCTCGAGCATTGAGTACAATGGATCCACCTTGAAAACTTGCTACCTGCTGTCTCGCAGAAACGGAGAAAAATGTTATGGGTAACACCATTTTGAAGTCCACAGAATATGATAAATTCGATGTGGAAACCAACAAACTTATGGGAAATCGAGCCCTAAATAAAAGCCATATACGAAAATTGGCAGACTCGATAAACGAAAATGCAGAGTCGCTCGCTTACAATCCAATTATTGTGAATGATGCGTTCCAAATCATTGACGGACAGCACAGGTTCGAAGCGGTAAAAATGCTTGGACTCCCTATCTATTACGTAGTATGGGAAGGCGCAGACATTAAAGATGCCCAGCGGCTCAACGCCAGCTCTAAGAATTGGAGTCCGCTCGATTATGCGTTCAGCTATTCTGGACAAGGCAATAAGCACTACGGCACGTATCTTAACTTCCGAGAGCGCTGGGTATTAAACCACGATGTTTTGATCCAGTATCTATCGCTTGAAGAGCCAATGACCAACTCTATGTTCAAGTCAGGAAAGTTCAAGGCAGTGGATCCAGCCCGCACAGACGAGCTTTGTTCTGCCTTAGAGGATCTGGGCGAGTTCTGGGATAAGTATAAGCACCGTTCATTCGCTTTGGCGTTTAAGAATATCTGGCTCAATCCATATGGGAAGTATGACCATGAGCGTATGCTGCGCCAAATGAAGAAGTACGGTAAAAGGTTTTTGCAGGACAACTCTGCGCCAACCGATGCCGAGCGAATGTTTGAGAATATCTACAACTATGGCTATAGCGTAAAAACTCGCCTTAGCTAACTAATAGTGAGGCAGCAGGTAGTAAGTTTTTAAGTAAAGAAGAAACGGCAGTTATACTCAGCCGTTATGAGTCGGAGCTTGGGGAACTCCATTTTGGCAGGTTGGGAAGTCCTGCACTTCTGCTTGTCGGGTAAGCAGACCCTCAGGGGGATAAGCCCTGAATGAGATAGACACCTCCTACTCCAGATGACCGAGCAGCTTGCGCATGGCTTCAGCCAGTCCATCGGCTACTCGGTAGCAGGCGTTGCGGTAGATCTTCCAGAGGATCATTCCACACCGCCGTAGAGAATGGCTTTGGCTTCTTCTCGAAGCTCGTCAAGCTCTTTCGTGCGTTCGGCAATCTCCGAATGCAGGACATTCATGCGCTGCCTGATTGCTCGCATGAGCTGGTTCTGTGTTGGACTCATTCCCTCAAAGCTCTCCATCGAGGCGCTCCAGTTCTTCATCGACATGGCTCGCAGTGTGGTTCACATACGCGTCATAGTCATTCTCGGACGGGTAATCGTTCGTGATTGTTTCGCACCCGTCAGCCTCCATCGCTTCGCAAAGCTGCTCGCAATCGAAGGCATAGAAGCAACGAGTGGAATCTTCGTAGTAGGCGTGGTCGAGTTCAGGGAGCTTCCTGAAGCGATACACCTTAGCGGTCTGGTTGGTGAAGACAACGTCCTCACCGTTGACAGTGATGGTGAGGTACATCTCTTCCCCTTTTTGTAAGGTACTGATTTTGTTATGCGCCTATTATTTTTATTCGTCAATATCTTCTTCGCATGGGCTTATTGACATACGCACTTAAGGGCGTAGTATAGCCAACATGATAAACGAGGGCGCATTTTGCGTATCAACTTCAAGCTTCTGATTGTATTCATTATCTGCGTACTACTGGGAATATTTATTAGAAGCTACATAGCTCAAGGATCGACAAATGAAACTCAAAGCAATGTTAAAAGTACTGAAATTGAAAGTTATCTCACAGCGCCCGAAAGCCCAGACTGGGAAACTATCGTGCAGCCTCAGCTTCAGCGTAGAGCCGAGCAAATAGAAAAGGCACGACTTGCTGAAGAAGCCCGCTTGGCAGCAATAAAAGCACAAGAAATATCAGAAGCCCTACAACGCGCACAAGCAGCGAAAGCAAGCATTGTACCGAAGCCCGCGCCAAAGGCAATCCAAACCGCTGTAAATACCTCAGACATGGGTGTGTGGGATAGACTATCCTTATGCGAGTCGGGTGGACGTTGGGATTATAACGGATCCTCTGGCTTTGACGGTGGACTGCAATTCTTGCCTAGCACGTGGAATGCTATGGCGACAGACTACGCGTTTGCCTGGCAAGCACCAAGAGAAGTTCAGATTGCCGCAGCGCAACGGCTGCAAGCTCGCTCGGGCTGGGGTCAATGGCCTGCTTGTGCTAGAAAACTTGGACTTATATAAAAAGTGATATATAATCACTGCTAACACGCTCCAGCTCAAATGCCTAGAGGCGTGTGTAAATAATATCTAGGCGACCACACTAACCGCTCATGCGAGGGTGACGACGGTAGGAGCACTAAAAAACCACCAAGTGACGATTTGGTGGCTCATAGAAGCCCAAAGGCTTAGGAGTGTTTACTCCAGCTCAGGGTCTAGTTTAGTGTACCCTATGTTCTTTGTCAAAATAATACATCTTTTACCAGCACCAGCCTACCACTATGCTCGGATAACAACGGTAGTTATGCATTAAGGGAACTATGACTAAACTTACTTTTACTGAAACACAAGAACTTATAAATAAATATGACATTGGCTATATATACATAGTTAGGGTAGATGAGTATATTAAGATTGGTATATCCAATATGCCAGAACAGAGAATAACTTTAATAAGATCTGATAACCCTAAAAGCCTAGAAGAAATACTAGTTATTAAAATACCTTATAAGTACAACACAGAGCAGCATATACATAGTTTACTTAAGAAAGCTGGCTGGCACGTTAGGGGTGAGTGGTTTGAATATAGTAAGGGCTGGCTTGATGAAGTAATAGATATACTTTTCATGCACCTATCAAATAATAAAAAGCACATACGAGCCGATGGTCTAAGCTCACAGTTTACAGAATCTTTAAGGCAATTAAGAGAATATTTAAAGCAAAAATAAGGTATAATAACAACTTACCGTCAGGCATGAACTCGCGTTCTCCACCTGGCGGTATTTTGTTTGGAATAAGACTTGCAATATAATACCGCTAGGCTTATAATTAGTGTGTAAGTAATAAAGGAGAACGCGACCATGAAGCAAGCAGTAACAATAACCAGACCGAACAATCAGTTTGGCAGCGCAATAAAAGAAACAACTATAGGCTTTCCTGCACAGCGCTTAACTAAGTTTGAAGCGATTGAGTTTCTAGGACAGCTTACAAAAGCGCTCGAAGAGGTGTGCAATGAAAAATAACTGCGCCCATAAAGACCAAGAACTTTTCTTTGAAGAGTACGATGGCTGGCCTTGCCTAGTAGAGATCCGCTGCGAAGATTGCGGAGCGGATGTAACTTATATGTACTCAGAGCATGAGCGAGCAGAGATGGAACGCGATGAACGGTCTTTTCAGTTT